ATGAGAAGACATATGTATATTCCGAGAGAATTATTAGCTGAAGATCCTAAATTCTTCAAAGTATAGTATGTATAGAAATATATTTTTAAATTATTTTCAAAATAATCTCAAAACAGGTGTAACTGGTGTAACCGGTCTACAAACCCTTATCCAGCTTCAAAAACAGGTTACACTATGGTGTAACCAAGGTGTAACCAGGTGTAACTTAAAGCCAGCGCGCGTAAGGTGTTTTGATTTTTTGTCAGTTTTCTGTTAAAAACATTCTATACTTTGAGAAATGAGTCAATTAACTGAATTAAACATAACTGCAAAGCAAAGAAAGTTTGCTGAATTACTTGTAAGATTTGATGGTGAGAGAACTGCAAGTGAATGTGCAATTGATGCAGGCTATCCTAAAAAAACTGCAAGAATTTATGCTAGTCGTTTGCAATCAGCAAAAGAGTTTCCAAAAGTAGCTCAATATATTTCGTTATTACGTGAAGAAATTCATAAAAAGTATATGTCAAACATTACTAGACATATGAAAAGATTGGATAGTTTAAGTAAAAGAGCAGAAGATGATAAAAATTATTCTGCAGCTGTTAATGCAGAGATTTCACGTGGAAGGGCTGCCGGTTTATATGTTGATAGAAAAGAGATATTGACTGGATCAATTGATAAGATGAGTAAAGTAGAAGTGGAGGATAAACTGAAGGATCTAAGAAATAGATTCCCAGAAACCATTATTGACGTAGCTCATGAAACGATTGAATCCCCAGACGAATAAACCTTTTAAATTAAGAGATATAAGAGAGGATGGTTACGTATTTGATGGATACATAACTGCAAGAATAAAGAAAGATGGGTACTACAAAGAGAATTGGCGTAGACCAGATAGATTTCAAAAAAATTTAGATTATAAAAAAAAGAGAAAGAAACAATTATACAGAAAGATTTCAAACTACATGAATGAGTATAAAATGAAAAAAGGATGTCAACAATGTGGCTATAATGAGAGTCCTTATGCCTTAGAGTTTCATCATCGAGAGAAGAAATCAAAGAAGAATAATGTGTCAATGTTCTTTAGAAATAGTTGGAATCAGCTTGATAAGATTATAGAAGAGGCAAAAAAGTGTGATATTTTATGTTCAAATTGCCATAAAATTTTAACTCAAAAATTAATAAATAATGCGTCCTGAGAAAAAATTTTGGAAAGAAATTAAAAGTAAGACGTCGAATGTTAACTGGACAAGAATTGAGTCTTGGGCATCTCCTGGAGTGCCTGATTTGTTTGGAGTTTTCAAGAAAAAAACTAGTAAAACAGGATTTCAATTTTGGGTAGAATTAAAGTGTAACAAGTTACAAAAAGTTATCATCTCGCCTAAACAAATAGCCTGGCATTATGCTCATACAAAGCATGGTGGTATCAGTTTTGTCTTGGTAAAGATTAGCGCTGAAGGGGGGAGAGATGGTCGTATAGCTGTATTCCCAGGAAAGTTGGTTCGTGAACTATCGGTTCAGGGTCTAAAGCTGTTGGATCAGGGTTCAGGAGTCTTGCTTCCGCATCCATGGACAGAAGAAGATCTGCAAAATACCTTAATTGGCAGCCGTTCTTCAAAAGCCAAGTAATAGTAATAAGTTTCCGGCCGGCCGAGCCAGTAGTTGAGATGGGTAAAATGGCAGAAAACAGCCATTCTTAATCCTGACCAGCAGCTCCGATCCAGGAAGCAGCGTACGAGCTGCGGGAAATACCTTGTAAATCAGCCAATATTCATGGATCTTATAATAGTAATGGCACTGCGGACCGGCCGGTCCGTGAGTTTCGCCTCAAAAAAAATGGCTGATTACTTGAGGTTTTGAGGAAGGTTTGCATCCCGAGCCTGGCAGCAGCTGCTGCAAAAATTTTGGCACAGGTGTTGACATTATAATAAGTTATAACTATATATAACATTAGAAAGGTAGAACGATGACTGAGAGATGTAAAGATTTAGTAGAAGACCAGTGGAAAGATAGACAGGAAGACCTGAAGAACCCTGAGTATGAAGCGCTCTGCTTCGACTATGTAGAACCACACACATTTAATGACCAAGTAGAAGGTTACTGGCGTTGGCAGTTCAGCTGGGGAGGTCCTGGTGATGAGCTCCGCGCATACGTGAACGAAAACTATGAGATCCATCGGCTGGAATACTGGTTCATGGATTGGGGAGACGGCGCCAGCATTAAGGTGCAGCAGGATGCTGAGGCCTGGGGACAGATGCAGCAGATGATTGTGGCCACATGAAAAAAATACCTTCGATGGCAGCCTTTCTGCGGCGCCCTACTTATAGTAGAAAGTTTCCGGCCGGCCGAGCCGTGGTAAATGAGCTACGGGTAATTTAAAATGTCAAGTATTCTGCCAATTTTTATGACCCTGTTGATAGCCCTGGGAGCTGCTGCAGCATCTCAGGGATCCTGGCTTGAATGGATTGGCGCATTTCTGCTATTTTTGCTACTATAAAAAATACCCGTGAAGGCAGCCACACCAGTCCTTCCTTACTATTAGTAGAAAGTTTGGCCGGCCGAGCCAACCGAACTTCCTTTGGTATTAAAAGTTTCAAGAAGTCTGGATCGCTTGGGTTTGAAAGTTATCAACAATTAATTTATTTTATTGTTGTAATAAGTTATAATATAGCTAATGTTATTAAATCAATTAATAATTAATTGATTTAACCATTTAGAAAGAGGTTATAATGACTAAAAAATCTAAACTTAATCAAAAAGCAATATCAACTCTTATTGAGTATAGAACTGCTTTAGATATTAAAAATAGTATTGATAAGTTAGTTAACCAATTAAAAAACGAATTTACTGAAATCGTTACTAATCATAAATTAGTAAATGATAAAAAGAATTTTGTTTTTGAACATGGCAACGAGACTTACGCTATATCTCAAACTCAAAGAGATATACTTAACCAATCTGAAGTTAAGAAGTTATTAACATCTAAAAAGATTGCAATACCTTATAAGACTTCAACTAGTGTTAGTATTAAAAACATTAGTGGGGTTGGTGTTAATGTTGATAATGAACTTATCAAGATGTTGAAAGTAGGTAATAATGCCTAACTATGATTTAACTCAATTAACTAGTTTAATTACTACTAACGGGGAAAACCCCGTTAGTAATTCACGAAGTGATATGCCAATCGTTAATAACATGAGTAAAGAAATTAACTGGCAATTACTGGCTGGGTTTTTAGATCAAGAGATATTTCAATTTATATTAGCTAATAAAGATAACGAAGTTATCAAGCAATTTGGAATTGATCTAGCAACGAAGTTAGCAACTAACTTCGGATTATCTAAAGAACAATGAAGTATATTTTATATCTTATCAAGGTGGTATCTACTGCCTTGATACTTTTATTTATCCTATGGTTTTGGTTTGTTGCAACAACACCAATCCAATCAATCTAATACATAATATTAAATACCTAACACCCCATTAGTCGTGGGGTGTTCTGCGTTTTAAAGTTAGTTAGTCATCTTGGTTTTACCTGAAACCTGCAAAATTTGGCAAACCCCCCTCTCCCCCTGTTGTGTGTAGACTTGACCTTACAACAAAGTTTTGAACAGTCAGACAGCCTCCCCCCACTACCAAAAAAAGATGTAGTCTTGAAAAAATTTTTAAAAAATTGTAGAACTACCAAATGGATTTTGAAACTTCAAATCCTGAAGAAGCTCAAGCTCTTATAAAAAAATTGGAGCTACGACAAAAAGAATTAGAAACTGCTGGTAGGGCACAAGATAATTTTTTAGATTTTGTTAGGGCCGTATGGCCTGAGTTTATTTCAGGATACCATCATCAAAAAATTGCAGAAAAATTTGAACTGATTAAAGATAAGAAACTAAAACGTTTGATCGTGAATATGCCACCAAGGCACACGAAGTCTGAGTTTGCATCCTATCTACTTCCAGCATGGATCATGGGTCATGCTCCCAAAACCAAGATCATACAAGCTACGCATACCGGCGAACTAGCCTTCCGCTTTGGAAGAAAGGTAAGAAACCTCATGAACCATGAAGACTACAAACGCGTCTTTACAGACGTCGAGTTATCACAAGATAGTCAAGCAGCAGGTCGTTGGGAAACAAACAAAGGTGGGGAGTACTTCGCAACTGGTGTTGGCGGTGCAATCACAGGTCGTGGTGCAGACCTCCTGATCATTGACGATCCACACTCAGAGCAAGATGCTCTGTCCGAGACTGCATTTGATAATGCCTACGAGTGGTATACCTCAGGACCAAGACAACGTTTGCAACCTGGAGGTATCATTGTAATTGTTATGACAAGGTGGTCTACCAAAGATTTAACAGGAAAACTTATGAATGCACAAACTGAAATCAAAGCAGACCAGTGGGATATTATTGAGTTCCCTGCTATCTTTCCAAAGACAGGCAATCCTATATGGCCTGAGTATTGGAAGAAGGATGAACTACTATCAGTCAAAGCTTCTTTGAATGAACAGAAGTGGCAAGCACAATGGCAACAGTCTCCTACTTCAGAAGAAGGATCTATTATCAAAAGAGAATGGTGGATGAAATGGGAATCACAAACCCCGCCTAACAACATACAACACATCATACAAAGTTATGATACAGCGTATTCCAAAAAAGAAACAGCGGACTATTCGGCGATTACAACTTGGGGAGTCTTTACATCAGAAGCTGATGGCAAAGTATATTTAATATTATTAGATGCTATCAAAGGCAGGTGGGACTTTCCTGAACTAAAAAGAAAAGCTCTTGGTAAGTACAAAGAGTACGAGCCTGAGACAATCATTATCGAAGCGAAAGCGAGTGGACTACCCCTGACCCATGAACTAAGACAAGTAGGTATACCTGTTACGAACTTTACACCAAGCAAAGGAAATGATAAGCATGTACGAGTAAACGCTGTAGCACCGGTATTTGAAGCTGGTCAGGTATGGGTTCCTGATGAGCGATGGGCGCAAGAAGTCATAGAGGAATGTGCTGCTTTTCCTTATGGTGACAACGACGATTATGTTGACTCTACAACACAAGCCGTGCTACGTTTTCGCCAAGGCAACTTCGTTACGCTTCCTGATGATTATTGGGAAGAGCCAACTGTACCAGACTACGCAGGTGAGGAGAGATATTATTAATGGCTACCAAAGACAGACCAGGTATATTTCAAGAAGGATATTTTACAGAAGGTATAGGTGCTCCTGGCTTTGGAAGTGGATTGTCTCCTAATGTTGGAGGTTCTGGATCTAAAGGCAGTGCAAACATTGTAAAAGAAAATCTTGTAAAAACAAAAAAAGATATGCTTGCTGCATGGAAATCTTTTATGACCTCTATTGGATTCAAAAAAGAATTTGTTGGTAATCCTACTTATTGGCATAATACAAAAAATAATCCTATTCCAGGTATTATAAACAATTTAAATAAAGCTGATAAAAAAGTAGCAAATAGACTTTACTATGATTATTTAAGAGCAGATGGAGTTATACCAGGCAAGTTCGAATATAAACCTTATCTAAAAGTAGCTAACACAGTTGATACTACTAAATTATATCAACCCGTAAAAGTTAATCCTTACAAAAAATTTAATTTAAAAACTCAAGATGACAAAGTAAAAAAGAATACACAAAAAGTTGTAGATACAAATGTTACACTTAGTACAAACCCTGTTGATAAAGGAGGCCCTGCATTATACGAAAGATTATTTTACAATCCAAATGTTAGATCTACCTTTATAGATAAAACAGGAAGTGTACCCAACAGAACTCATGCTTCTATGAATCCAAATAGAAATTTAGATTCTTTAGAAGGTAATCAAAAACTACAAGGGTATTTAGCAAATCCAAAAGGATTGAACACACAAGTTAGAAACTCTTATCAAAATAAATTAGAAACACAGATAAAAAAATTAGAAACTGATAAAGCAAACATTGTAAACAACAATGCTTTAAAGAATAAAGATTTAGATAAATGGAAACAATCAATAAACGATATTGACTCTCAATTAAATTTTATAAGAACAGATGCAAAAAATTTAGGATTAGAAATACAAATGATGAGTCCTAGTTCAGGAAGATTAAATGTTTATGGTGAGTACATGCCAAACTTATCACAACTAATTAAAAGTGTAGACAAAGGTGTAAATCTAACAAGCAGCGTTCCTTTCAAAGGTGGAAACGTTATGCCTCCAGGTAAAAAAGATGGAGACGATACAAAGATTGATAGAGTAGCCATGAATCAAGAATTCTTTGAAGAAGGAGTCGGAGATGAAAGTTACGGGTCCAGGATTCTTGGATTAATATTCAAAGGTAAATTATTAGAACCTGCTAGCTCAGGTTTTGGAAAAGAGTACGATGCTAGAAATCTACCTATTCTCAAAGACGCTGATCCTTTAACCCAAGGTATATGGAATACTGTAGCTCCTTATGGAGAAAAAATATTTGATGTTCTTGACTTCGCAGTCAGGACTCCTGGTGCAGTATGGTCTGATGCAATGAAAGCTTATGGCTATGATGATAAGCAGGTAAACAAACTTCAAGCAGAAATAAATACAATGGTAGGATTACCAGTTGCTAATATCATGAGTGCTCCTATAGCAGTTAGAAATAGTTTTGGACAAGTAAACAAAGTGGCAAACAATGCAAAGAAAGTTGCCAAGTTAGAAGATAACTCAAATCCAAATGTAACTTCTGCAAAAGAACTTGTTGAGTTTCCAAAAGCAAAATCTGTAGACTTTGGATATAATAGTAGATTCAATCCAAATACAAAACAATTAGAATTGTATGATGGAAACAATATGATTGGTTCGTTTGATAGTGCAGAAGCTTTAGCAGCAGAAGTACAAAATTTAAATGCAGGTAAGTGGTCAACACAAAACTATAAACCAAATCAAAACTTAGATGCATTCAATGTTGGATTTCAAAGGTACTCGAAACTTATGGAAGGCATTGCAGCTAAGTATGGACCTGATACAACAAAGACTGGATCGCAGTGGCTTGGTGAATTACAAAATTCTGGATTTGCAAAAGAACTAGATAGATCTGGTTTTGGTTTATATTTGAGAGAGAATGCTGATAAAAAATTAACAGCTGTCGATTTATGGAAAGCTAATTCAAACAGAGGATCACAGATAAATGTCAAACCAACAAACTTAGCATTTCAAGGTAATTTAAATTTAGAACCTGAGTTTGGTAACTTGATGAGTGCTTACTCTAGATTTACAGATGGTCTTACTACATTAAATCCTAACCCTGCTGCTGACTATCTTTTAGCAAATGCATTAGGACAAAGATTTACTCCAGTGGTAGATAAGTTTAGTGGATTGCCTATCAATCTTATGAAGAGTACAAAAAAAGAAATTGATGCTTATAATAATTTTATTGCTAAGTCTTTTAGTGCAAATGGAACTCTTACGGATGCAAAACAAAGAGCAATTGAAACAAGAGGATTTAATATAATTGATAACTTCATAAGAAAAGTAGAAAAGGCTCAAGGACAAACAGCAGAAACTGCAGCTTTAGATTTTGCAAAAGGAAAAGATAACTATCCTCTTACTGTTTATACTTCATCACAATTCTTAAACAAAACTCAATTTGGTTCTGAAATGAGACATCATATTTTTAAAATGATAAATTTAAAAAGAGATTATGGAACTACTGCAGAGCACGCACAAATCATGCTTCCTGGTAATGCAGGCAGAGCAACACAATCAACAGACGTATACACATACAATCCATTAAAAAATCAAAAAGATTACAAAGAAGTTGGATTAAGCTCACACTTTGATGTTCCTCATCAATGGGGTCATACTAGATCTTCTAATAGAAGTACAATGGATGGTCTTAACGGAATATTTATAGATGAGATACAGTATGATGTTTTAAAAGGTATAGATAAATCTGATAAAAAAGTTTTCAAACCTGACACTATGTTGTTTTCTAAAAACACAGCAGATGATCAAATGGCTACTTTAAAACAACAAGAGTCTAGAATTTTTGGAAATGAATTAAAAAAACTTTTAGTTAAGTTAGATGTTGATGATACAACAGATTACAATCTTCCTCAAAATCAAAGACAACTAAATGAAAAGGCTAGAGCTATCGTTGATGACAATACAGATTTAAATGATTTAAGACAAAGAATTCTTAGTGATTATGGAACGCCTGGTAATTATTTAGAATCAATAAAAAACAAAGCTTACGATAAAATATCACAACAGATGTCTCGTATTGATTCTGAATATAGTGATGTAAAGAATGCTAATCTTCCTGATATACCACACAGCAACAGAGTAGATGCAATGAAAGAAATATTAAAAGCTCAAATACAAAGAGCCATAGAAGGTAACATGGACTTTGTAGCTATACCAAGTCCAGAATCTGTTGTTATTTATGAAGGGCAAGTTGGTAGTCAAGGAACATCAATAGCATTTAACAACATATATAGAAAACAAGCAACACAAGCTGCTAATGAACTTATGGAAGAATATGCGCAAAGAATAAAAGCTTTAGGTTTAGATGGAGAATCATTTAAAGTTACAAATGGTGATGATGTACAACAATTTTTTTCTTGGAAAAAAACTGATGAAGGTGCACAGAAATTTGCTCAAGGGTATATGGATCTAATGGAAAGATATGGATTTAATCGTCCTGAGATTCTGGAAGAAATAGCATCAGGAGATTTTAAAGGAACTACAAACGGTATGCAACCAATGACAAGCTATGGTCTTGTTCCAGGAGATAAAGTTGCTATCAAACCAGAGGTATTTATTGATTTAAGAAATTTAAATAACTTTGACAGAAATCAACTAGCAAAAATCGGATTTCAAGAGTATAAAGAAGGTGGAAGAACAAAATTAAACCCTTACTCAGCATTAGCGAGTATTGATCTAGGAGTAGCAGTGTAATGGCAATAGAGAAACAATTACCAAATGAACCTGAAGCTATACAGGTAGATAGCATGGCAGGAACTATTCCTGTTGATGAAAATGCACAACCAGAGATAGAAATAGAAGTACAAACAAATGAAATGATGCCTGAGGAGCCGGAACCGGTCAATATTCCTCACGGAGCAAACTTATCAGAGTTTATAGAAGAAGATGATTTAAATAAAATATCAAACAATTTAAGAGCGGAGTATGAGGGTGATAAGTCTTCTAGATCTGATTGGGAAAAATCATACGTAGATGGAATAAAATTATTAGGATTTAAATACGAAGAAAGAGCTAGACCTTTTCAAGGAGCAAGTGGTGTAACACATCCTTTATTAGCAGAGGCAGCTACGCAGTTTCAAGCACAAGCATACAAAGAATTACTTCCTTCTGGAGGTCCTGTTAAATGTAACATTGTAGGAGTAACTGACATGAACACCGAAGATCAAGCTCAAAGAGTTCGTGAGTTCATGAATTATCAAATAACAAATGTTATGGAAGAGTACGATCCCGAAATGGATCAGCTTTTATTTAATTTAGGTTTGGCAGGATCAGCTTTTAAAAAAATTTATTATGATGGACAGGAACAAAGAGCTAGAGCTTCTTTTGTTCCAGTAGAAGATTTGATAGTTCCTTTCTATGCAACTGATTTAGCTTCTAGTCCAAGAGTTACTCATTTAGTAAAACAAAATTTTAATGACATAAGAAAAAGTCAGGTAGGTGGTTTTTATAGAGATGTAGAAATTAGACCATCGGTGATGAACAGTGATGATGTTCAAGATGCTTACAGAGATGCAGAAGGAATAAGTGCATCAAGTTATGGTGAAGAAGATGATAATGAATATACTTTATTTGAAGTTCATTGTGATTTAGACATACCAGGGTTTGAAGATGCAGACTTACAATCTGGTGAACCAACAGGTATAAGACTTCCATACGTTGTTACAATTGATGAAGGTTCCGGAAAAGTATTATCTATTTACAGAAACTACAAAGAAAATGATCCACTTAGAAAAAAGATACAATATTTTGTCCACTATAAGTTTCTTCCTGGCCTTGGCTTTTATGGCTTTGGTCTTATACACATGCTCGGGGGTCTCTCCAGGACAGCTACGTCAGCACTCCGTCAACTCATTGATGCAGGTACGTTGTCCAATCTCCCTGCCGGTTTTAAGGCAAGAGGGTTGCGAGTTGCAGACGACGATAACCCAATCCAACCCGGAGAATTCAGGGATGTAGATGCACCATCTGGTGATCTACGACAGGGATTACTTCCGTTACCTTATAAAGAGCCAAGTCAAACTTTATTTTTACTTTTAGGTTTTTGTGTTGATGCAGGTAAAAGATTTGCAGCAGTTGCTGATGCAAAGATAGCTGATTCTAATCAAGCTAATCCTGTAGGTACAACTATGGCTATGATTGAACAAGGCACAAAAGTAATGAGTGCTATTCACAAAAGATGTCATTATGCACAAAAAGTAGAATTTAAATTATTAGCAAAAGTTTTTCAAACTTATCTACCACCTGAATATCCATACAATGTTGTCGGTGGTAACAGAATGATTAAACAAACTGACTTTGATGATAGAGTAGATATTATACCTGTATCCGATCCAAACATATTTTCTATGTCTCAACGTATACAATTGGCACAAGCTCAATTACAATTATCTCAAACTAATCCTCAAATTCATAATGTGTATGAAGCTTATAGAAGAATGTATCAAGCTCTTGGAGTACAAAACATTCAAGCTATATTAAATCCACCTCCAAAACCAACACCAATGGATCCTTCAATGGAAAATTCAAATGCTTTGAAGGCAAAAGAATTACAAGCATTTCCAGATCAAGATCACGCAGCTCACATAAGAACTCATAGAGCATTTATGTCTTCAACTTTGGTAAGAGCTAGTGTTTTGGCAATGGCTTCTTTGCAAGCTCACATATCACAACACATAAGTTTTTTAGCTAGACAACTTGTTATGGAAGAAAATAAAGAAACATTAGAAGAATTAGCACAACAATTTGGTCAACAGATACCTCCTGAAATAATGCAACAGCTACAAAACAAGATGGAAGCAGAGATTGCAGACAAGCAAGCTGAATTAACTGAGAATATGGTAGCAGAAGAGCAAGAATATCTTGAAGGTCAGGGTCAAGATCCACTTGTAGAGCTAAAAAAACAAGAATTATTGATTAAAGAGCAAGATAATGCAAGAAAAGCAGCGGCAGATCAGACAGATGCACAGATAGATGCAGCAAAATTAGCTCAAAAAACAGAAATTGATCAAGCAAAGCTTGAACAAAACGCAAAAATAGCGCAAGCTAGGATGAACAATCAATTAAATTTAGCAAATATTAAAAAACAATGACCAATACAGAAGAATTTTTACATGCACACATAAAAGAGTTTGCAAGTTATGTTGAAGATAATGCTAGAACTCCTGAAGATAAGCTAATTATGGCTTCTGCTATGCTTACAGTTGTAAAAGCAGTGTATTTAGAAAATTCTATATCAGAAAATGTAGCAAACAAAGCATTTGAAAACCAAGTTGCGGATGTTACACTCGTAAGATATACTAAACCAACTTTTCATTGAGAGGTATTATGAAAAAAGACAAAAAAAATAAAAAAAAGAAAAAATATATGGGCGGAGGCATGATGCCAATGGCTTATATGGGTGGAGGTATGACTCCTATGGCTTATGAAGATGGTGGTCAATTTAAAATGCAACCAGGTGAGTCTGTAGATGGCATGGATGTTGATACTAAAGTCAAAAAACCAAACATGATGGTAAAAGGTGCTGGTGCTGCTACTCAAGGAAACAAATTCTTCGGATAACACCTGTATTCATTGTGAACACGGGTGTCATTGTTCGAACGGCGGCAGTTGTACGAGTTGTGATTGCAAAAATTGCGAACATGAGCTACAAAAAAGCGTTGAATTCGAACCTGAGTTTGATTTAACTGTTCATTAACTAGGAGGTTATATGAATTTACTAAAAGATTTATGGGAACACTTAAAAGAGTGGTCCGATTGGAAAATGAAGGACTGGATTAAAGCGGGTATAGTAGCTATAGCTGTTATTTTAATCATTAGTTCTATTGGAGGAGGAGCCTAGACTATGGTCTGGCAACTCTTAGCAAAACCCTTACTCGGCGTTGCCGCAGACACGATCCGTGGCTTCGTCGAGACCAAAAAATTAAAAGGCGAAGTTAAGATCGCACAAATTAAAGCAGAAAAAAAGAAACAAGAAGATTTAGCTGCCGGAAAAATTAAGTGGGAGGCAGCAGCTGTAGATCAAATGAAAGGGTCGTGGAAAGACGAACTAATTTTAATTTGCCTACTGGCTCCGGCAATTGCTGTTTTCGTGCCTGGTTGGACACCACATATAAAAGCTGGGTTTGAGGCACTGCACTCACTTCCGGACTATTATAAACACTTGTTATATCTGGCCTGCTCAGTTTCATTTGGCGTGAAGGCGGGACCTGCAGCAATGAGTTTATTTAAAAAAGGAAAGTAACTATGAATAAAAAAATACCATCAAATAAAAAAGGATTTAACAAATTACCAGAAGCAGTTCAGCAAAAGATAGATAAAAAACTAGCTGATGAATTTAGAAATGGTGGTAAAGGAAAAAAGAAACTTTCTAAAAAACAAAAAGAAGATTTGAAAAAACATGGAAAACATCATAGTAAAAAACATATGTCTCAAATGAAAAAAGATATGAAAAAAGGAAAATCATTAAAACAAGCTCATAATAAAGCAATGAAGAAAGTTGGTCGTTAATGGCTAAATTGTGTCCAAGAGGTAAAGCTGCAGCAAAACGTAAATTTAAAGTTTATCCTAGTGCATACGCAAATATGTATGCTAGCGCAGTTTGTTCTGGAAAGGTAACTCCTGGCGGAAAGAAGAAAAAGAAAAAAGCAAATGGTGGACCTTCATCTGTTTCTCAAGAAAGAAAAATGGTTTCAAATAAAAGAACTGTATCTTACAAAGATGGTAAAGGCAAAACTCCTACTATCATAGCGGCAGGATGTGGTATGATTCCTGAAAACAAGAGAAAGCAAACGAAACTTTACACATAATGGCCAAGAAAGGTCTTAGATCATGGGTCAAGGAAAATTGGGTCGATATTGCAAACAAACGATCAGATGGCTCTTACCCGAAATGTGGAAGAAGTGGTGGAGAAAAAAGAAAAAAATATCCAAAATGCG